TTTGCATGGTGAGCATTCAGCCAGCGCCGCCCGCAACCTATACACCTCGGCTTCGGCTCGCTGCATCCTGGCTTGCAACGTCGCCCATGCGTCGAGTTGCCCGCGTGACCCGTCCGAGAATTGCTGCGCTTGCAATGCTCGATACTTCTCCCCATCCGTCACCGTCTCGCCGCCGCAACCGCAAACAGACACAAGCTCACCGCAATCTGGGCACAAGATGCCGTCACTCATTGGCGCCACCTCTCCACATCATGGAACCGCTGCCGCTTGGCATCCCAGAAAACTTTTGCCTCGCCGGTCGGCCCGTTGCGATTCTTCGGGATGTAAACGCTGGCCTCATCGCCAGCGTCGGCGTCGTAATAGCCTGGTCGATAAAGCATCAACACAATATCCGCGTCTTCCTCGAGGTTGCCGGAGTCGCGCAGATTGCTTAGGCGAGGGATCGGCGGATTGTTCTGCTCCACAGATCGGTTGAGCTGCGACAGCGCGATCACGTGACAGTTGTAATGCTTAGCAATCGCCTTTAGGTCCTTCGTGATTTGCCCGACCCGCAGATCGTGCCGTTCGATCTTCTGGTCCATTTTGGCTAGTTGGATGTAATCAACAAGCACAAGGCTGATCTTGCCCATGCGAGAAAGAGCCGATCGGATGTCTGCCGTTGACAACCCAGGGCGATCGTCAACGTAGAAGTCGAGCCCGTGGATCTGATTCATAGCATGAGCCAGCTTGGCCGGATTGCTCATTAGCTTATCGGTCGGCAATCCGGCAGCCCCGGCAACCATCCGGCGCACTATCGCAACTGCATCCATCTCAAGCGAGAAAAGAACAACCGCGCCATCTTTGCGGGCCGCGCACTCTGAGACGATATTGCCGGCAAAGGCGGTCTTACCCATGCCTGGCCTGGCGGCAATTATCGTCAGCCCGTGCGGCTCCATTCGGACGCATTGATCGACGGCTTGTAATCCAGTCTTAGCCGCAATCATTCCGGCTTCCCCTTTTTGCTCTGCCTCTAATTTCCGCACCAATTCCTTGAGCGGCCCGGATACGTGGCGCAGACCATCTGCCTTGTCTTTTCGATATTGCCGCGCGATTTGATCGACCCTTTGTGCGAGATCGGCAGGATCCCCGCCGTCAAGCATGACCTGGCGGATCTGGTTATCGGCAAGCCGCTTGCTGCCGAAATCAATTAGCCGTTTGCACCACGCGCCGAGGTTTTGCGATGTAGGGCAATCTTCCGCTAGGCGATTGAGGTAGACGAACAATCCCGGCTTGCCGATTGCCTTGCTAACCGTCACCTCATCCACATCGGATCCCTGCTGCAATAAATCGGCTATGGCGGTCCAAATCTCCCCATGACCGCGCCCGGTGAAATACTCCGGCTCAACCAGCAACACTTCGGGCGGTAGCTTGTCCGCCAGCAGCGTGCCGCCGATCACGGCTTCCTCGAGCATTCGATCGAAAGAATCCATAACTCCCCCTTTCAGAGCTGCCGGCTAACGTCTGGCCCTAATGGCAAGCTGCCGGTTTCGATTCTTTTTGAATCTGCCCTTTTCGGCTTCGGCTTATCTTGCTGCCTAGACATCCACCCACCCAAAAAACGGCGCATCCCTCGCCTGGTTTTCGCTTTTGTCGGATTATCGGCAAGCCAAACTTTGGCCTTTTTGATTTCGGCCAAAACATCGACACCCGGAAAAGCGCCGGCCCAATTATCAACCATCGGACGGGTGACAACGAAACGCTCGCCGCCGGAACAGCCAATAACCTCGATCGCTTCTTCTTCTTCTTCTTCTTTAGGAACGGGATCGGGTACGGGATCGGGTACGGGATCGGGATCGGGGCTTCGGGTTTGCTTCGAAGCAGAACGCTTAGTTGGTTCCGGGCTTGCTTCGCCTTTGCTTCGCCTGGATTCCCCAGACTTTATGCCGCCCTTCCTTCCGGCATTAACCTTTGCTTCGCGTTTGCTTCGGTACTCCGACCAGTCGTGTATGACTGTCTGCTTCGAAGCAGAATCACTATCAATCAACCCTCTGCTTCGAAGCAAATCGAAGCAGATTGAAGCAAGATCTTTGTCCCCGCCGCAAAGCATGGCGGCCTGATTCAACGTGATTCGAGGCTCTTGTTTTTGTCCAGTAAAGGATATTGCCATTGCCCATAGGCCGATCGCGGCCATGCCCTCGAGGCCCTCGGATTGTAGCGCCTCAAATTTCGGGTGGTGCCACGCCTGATCATCTATCCGCGCCCACGACACATCGGACCTCCGGGCAAAAATTTCCGCCCCGACCCCCCCGGCGCTCTGGGGGGAGGGAATTACCAAAGGGGCCGGGACGGAAAGGCTACGATCAAGAAAGCTCCCCAGAGCCATGCGGCATCATCGCCGCGCGTGTTGGTTATCGCACAACAGCCGATAGGCGTCTACTGAAAACGCATATCAAAATCGTTGATACCCCCGCCAGCGAGCAGTGTTGACCCAGACGCACTGGCGGGGGGTTGGCGAGGTTGCAGACAAGAGAATCCTTGGCCTCGCCTGGCCGGCGGAATTGCCGGCGCGATAGTGGCCCGACCCCCGGGAGAAAGGGGGGGATCCGTGAGGTCGGGCCTTGCCCGGTGGTGCTCCGGGCAAATCGATCATAGCAAATCCCCTTGCTTTGGTTTAGGCCGATCTGGCAACTGCAATCGCGGGGTGTAGCCCTTGCTCAACCGCTTGACCGCAAGCTCGAATGTATTGGGATCCATCTCGGCGCCGATTTCTCTGCGTCCCTCGATCGCGGCGGCTAGGAGGGTGGTGCCGCTGCCGGCGTATGGATCTACGATTAGGTCGCCTGGGCGGGAGTAGTCGCGAATGATCTCCTGCATCAGCGGTACTGGCTTCTGCCCCTTCAACACTTTCTCTGCCGCATTGCCCTTGACCTGAGGGTGAACGTAGATCCCAGGTAGGCTACCGCACTTGGTTTGCGTTTTGACTCGCGCAATTAGGATCTGCTCAACAGCAGACGCTGGGCCGTCTCCCTGAAAACGAGGGGTCCCACCAGTGCGCCACCAGACAACCGGCGCAAAGGTATACCAGTCGTATGTGCGCAACGCGTGTTCCCAGATTCCGAATGAGATGTGATCGCCGAATATCACCCACCACAACGGCAAGTACATCCCGGCCAACTCCATCGCCTGATGGCGATCGATCGGCGAATACGGGATGCCGCCATACGACGCACCGCCGTGGCGCTTTTGCCCATCCTTTCCCCATTGTGTGCGTCGGCCGTTTAGATTCTGTCGATAGTGTGCCTGGTAGTCGTCGGCGCTCCTGAATCCGCTATGAGATTTTGGCGAATACGGCGGATCCGTGATCACCGCATCGCACTCAGACACATCGGACAACACATCCTGCCAACGCCCGCAGTACAGTTTCATGCGCCCGCACGGACTGACCCAAACGTCGCCAGTCTCAGCCATTTCCGAAGCCCCACCCGGGCCGATCGCTATCGCCAGGAGGCGGCGGCTCGCTCTGCGTCTCGGCCTGTGCTTCCCTGACCGCCTGCCGGGTTTCCTCTAGCCGCTCTTCCTCGGTTTGCTTGCCGTCTTTCTCGGGGCAGCTCCGGGCATTGTGGCCCGTCTCACCGCATACGGAACACTTGCGCTTGCCGTTGCCGTTGCTGCTGCGCTTCGGCTTTGGCTTTGGCTTATCCATCTCGGGGTCGGGCTCGACCGCAGGGGTCTCGGTTTGCTCGCCCGCCTCGGTTCCGAGGTCCCGGATACGGTGACTGCCTTCCTCGAGCCTCGGCGCGTCGATAACTTTGCCGAGGTCATCAATCTCGGGGTCGACGAATTGACCAGCGTCGGCGTTGTCCTCGATTCGGATCAGCCGCGCGGCCCGCGTGTTTAGCGGGAGATGTTTGCAGCAACGCTTGATCGCTGACTTGATCCGCATACGGTCGGGCCATTCTTTCCACGCTGGCGATCTCGATTTGCTTTGGAGCCTGGCTAGCTCGCTGGCGAGAATGATCGTTGCCTCAATCTGCCTGCCCTCGGTATCATACGCGACAGCATAGGCAAGCCGGAAGTCCCCGCGATCATCGCCGAGGTGTGGTTTGTGTTTGAGTGATAGCGGCTCGCGCGTATAGTCGAATCCATCGGCAGCATAAACGACATCCCCGCGAACCTTGGCGATCCCGTTGCCGACTGCTAGACGCATCAGCCCCTTATAGTCGGCTTGCATGGTGGCTTGTCCACCGTAGGGGATAACGTGCGCCTCCTGGCCAAGCTCAAGGCCAAGTTGCGCGGCTTGCGCGACGGCGCGAAAAACCGACAGCGGCTCACACTTGGCAAGCGTCGGGTTGGCCATGATCTGCACAATGGCAGTCTTGACCACCCGCGCGGCTTCCTCCGGCGTAGATGCCAGGAGGCCAGCCAGGAAATCAACTTGCTTCGGTTGCTGTAGGAAGTCGGCGGTTTTCTTGATTAGTGCGTTGCTCATTTCGGATCCCCTTTCTTGACAGTCAGCGACTGCCGCTTGGTATGCACCACGGCCCCGACAGAATCGAGCCGCGCCATGATCTCGACTTTCGCCTTGCCCTTGCCCCGGGCCGGCGCTTTCTCTGCTGCGATTTTCTCAACCTCGCTTTTCGACATCTTGAGACATCGGGCCATATCCAGATCCGAAAACGAAAACTCAGATTGCAGGATCGGCCACGCCTCACGGGGCAATACAGACTTGTAGGTTTTCTCGCCCATGACCAGCTTGCGCCCGTCCGGTAGCTGGAGCTCGCCAACTTCGGCCACGGTCGAGCGCAACGCTTTGTCGTATTGATCGAGCATATCCCGTAACGCTTTGGCTTGCGGGTATAGCCGCGCCAATGTTTCCGGCGCAAGGTCTGTGCTTTCGGTCTCGACTAGCGCGGCATGGGATGCGCGCAGCCAATCATCACGAGCGGCGCAATCGTTCCGGCCGTGACAGAATCGGCAGTGCTCACCCGGGTTGAACGCAGAGCCGATGCCCTTGGCTTGCGCTCGCACCAACCCGGCGAACGCATCGAGTTTTTGATCATCCCAGTCTCTAACCTCAATCTCACCGAGGCGCAGCCAGATCGTTACGGTCTTGATCGTGCCGCTGTCAGGCATCCCGAAATTCTCGCGGGCAGAATACGCATAGCCGCCAAGTTGCCAAGCATGATCGGCGTAGCGATAGCCAGTTTTCCAGTCGCCAACCGAAAGCAAATCGCCAACCGACTCTAGCCAGCCGCGCCCCAACACGTCACACGTTCCGGCGGTCAGATCAGACTCTAGGCGGATCTCGGTTTGCGGTGCTGGGAAAAAAGCGGATAGCCGACGCCAGGCTGATTTGCCGAAAGCGAATAGCTTGGCAACCTCGGCGCGATCTGCGTCTGGGTATTGCTCGAGGATGGCGCCGAAGTCGACATCCACGCCTAGGATATGCGGCGCTAGCAGATCGTGAGTTGCGCTGCCGTTGTCGGCTGGCTCGGACGGCTCTCGGATTTGATAGTCTCGGTCTTGGATGTACGATGCGCAGAGCCGGAAATACGGCAGCGCACTGGTGCGACAGATTGTCATCGGATCCCCTTTCAGCCAGACACTATGCCGCAGCGGTCTGACAATTCAAATCACCGCCCGGAGTCTCCCGGCCCTGGTCCTACGGCTAGGACTCGGCTACCATCCCCGGCGCTCTGCCCCACGTCCGCGTTAGCGGTGCGGCGAGTCTGCTATGCGTCGTCTAGAGTCTCATCAATCGCGGCCATGCAATCGTCCACGGACTGCCCGACGCCGACGATTCCGCCGCCGTCCGAGAGGCTGATTAGCCATCCGACATCCGTCGAGTCAATCCCAGCGTCCTCGGCCACAACGTAATCCGCCGCATCCTCGCGCGTGATAAAATGATCGCGGTAGAGGTATTGCACCGGCTCTGGCTTGTGCGTGCGATTAGCCATTGGACAGCTCCGGATACTGGTCGCGCCAGTTGGGCACCGGGTAATAGCGCGTCTTGGATCCGTCAGATTCGGCCCGGATCATCCCGTAGGCAGCGGCTCGGGCAAATGCGTCGTAGACGCGACCCCACCGCCAACGCCGAGACCATCTGGATCCGTACCAGTGAGCAGTCTCACCAGGACAGATCTCAACCTGAGTCGCAATTTCCATCATCTTGCTGCCGATATAGCGTGATTTTTTGGTCATGGTGTCCCCCTACTTGCCCGATGTGTAGTAGCGATCGATCGCGTCCTCGGCGCTGTCCGCAATAACGCGGGCGGCGTGCACGTATGCATCCCCGTCGCGCACATAGATCGCGTACACATCGCACCCACAATCCTCCACCCGATACGTGCCGTCGTCATACCAACCGTCAAAAATCGAAGTGTCTGCGCTCATGTCGCTCCCCTTTCACCACCAAAGCCCCGACTAGCGGGGCGATTTGGCTGGGTTGGTGGGTTGGCTAAAACGGACAGGGATTAAAAGCCACGGCCCATGCGCGATCGATGTCGCAACCACCGACAACCCAGGAGCCAAGCCTATCATCTATGGCGGCATCGGCATCTTGCTCGATAATCTCAACCTCAAGTTGAGCCTCAAACGCCCAACGGTCATCACCTTCGGCAGCAGCAATCTCAGACCAATAATCGGCAGTGTGATCGTTCATGGTGTGGTCCCCTTTCTGATATCCATGCTCTCATACTGTAGCGCCTCGCACAACAACAAACGACACGGGGCATTCTCGCATTTTCGGCTAATGGGTGAGGCGCCCGGTTGCGGAATTGTCTACATACGTATTATAATGATACGCATGACCAACGGGCACACTAAAATAGTCGAGTTTTTAAAGACTTACGACAGGCCGAAATCTGAGTTTGCGGCAGCGATCGGCGTAGGCCGGGACGTGCTTTGTCATATCGAGAGACAGCGCAGAACGCCCACGATCAAGCAAGCGGCGGCAATCGAGCGCGAGACTAACGGCGCTATCCAGATCGAGGATTGGATCCCACTAGAGGCCGCAACGGACGCGCCAGATTGACCCGTAGGGGTTTCGGCGTTGTCTCCCTCCGACGGCTCCCGATCGAAGCTGACAACCCCCTACGGGTCAAACTTACGCGCAAATTCCAGCACGCCGCAGATCGCGGCGAACGCTAAGCCATCCTGCACCGCTGGCTCCAGCAACCAAAACGAATCGAACTCGTTGCTCAGATACCCAGCCTCGACTAGCACGGCAGTTGCGTTGTGCGGCGCTAGTACATTGCGCGGGCGTTGTAGCCAGTTGTCGTCCGGTGCTGGATCGTCGGTCGCGGCAAACAGCCGGTTGCGTTTTCGGTGCAGAGGCGACGGCACCGCGCGCATGATCGCACCCCCAACCGCCTGCCCGCGATCGTTGCCAGGCCAGTGGAACGCCATGGCCCCTGCAATCGACGGCGATGGATGCGCGTTGACGTGTACGCTGATCACCAGATCGGCATCCCACGCATTTGTCTGCGCGCCTCGCTCCAATAGCGACACATCAACGTCAGAGTTGCGCGTTAGCAAGATGTCGGCAATCTCGGGCAGCTCACACGAAGAGATCCGCGCTGCGACCAACCGGCAGAACGACAAGCACCAATCTTTTTCAACGATGCCGTTGCCAACCGCGCCGGTTGATTCGCCACCATGGCCGGGATCTAGGGCCAACCTCATTGCAGCCCCACGACCATCGCCCGCGCGCCAAGCATAACGCCGATCGTCACGACCACGGCAACCGTGGCAACAAACTCTGGCGATCGGTGCCACGCTTGCGATTGCTCGAGCCGCTTGCGCAGCAGCGTTACGGTCTCGCGTTGTAGTTGCGTGTCTATGTTTTTGTGTCTGCGCATTAGCTCCAGGTCATTGGAAGCGCGAGCCTGGCAACGTTCGAGTTCAATCTGTAACAGATCATCGCATGCAGCCGCTTTGTTGCCGAGATAGATTGCGCGCTCAGTTGTCATGCACTGCCCGTCGAGCGGTGAGTATTGCCCCTTTTTGATCGGCCAGTGTTGCGGATCGATTCGGTCAGAGGCGCGCAAGCCAGTCGGCCAAAGCCACAGGATCGCCGCGCAAGGTATCAGCCAAAGCAGCTTGGTCATTGGTGAGCCTCTCCATTTTCTCATGGTAGCGCCGCTCGATTTCACTGACGGCGTATTCGTGATCCTTCTCGGCAATCGCCCGCGCCGCTTCCGCCCGCGCGGTGTACGCCTCGATCTCTGTCGCAATGTCCACAGGATTACGTCTCCCCATCATGTAAGCCAGAAACGCAACGGCTATTACCACAGGCAGCAATAGCCAGTGATACCATCTCAGACCGGCCATAGCAGAGCCCCCGCAATAAACGCCGGCAACAACGGCAGCCATGGCTCTGGATAGACACCAAGCCGTAGCGCCACTAGCCCGACAATGGCAACCGCAACGGTGAGCCAAATCAGCAACGCGATCGAGTTAGGCTGCCCGAGCAACGGCTGCGCAATGCTTTCCGGGTGGAAAAAATGCCCAGTGAGCACACCGCAGATCCACGGGACGATCGGAGTCTCGCCAGACCAATCGCGCACGATCTCGCTCCAGGTATTGCCGGCCTTGCCATCCAATGCAAGGTACACGTCGAAACCAATGAGGACCGACACGATCAACGCGCCGATCGCGATAGCGGCACCGATAGGCATCGGACTATGATCCGCCCGGAGGTCTGCCGGCGATCGCCTTGGCCCCGTCTGCCAGGGCTGCGCTCCCGGTGGCGCCAACGATCACCTTCCAACCAAACGAGCCCGCAAAATCCAAAAACGCCTTTGCCGCTTCCAGATCGAGAGTGAACAACGCGGCAAGGCCGGCGAACAGAATCACGGCGCCGCCACCCACTACGATCCATTGCTTGCGCCCAAACATGGCTAACCCTGCACCAGACGAGCCGTTGCCGTCACCAGATCGCTGGATGTGGCTGCCGTCCCGGAGATCGTTGCGCGGACATAGACATAAGGCGACACGTCGAGGATGATCGAAACGACGGAGTTTGCGGTTGTCGCGTGGGTTGCCGCGTAATTGACGAGCACCCCTGCGGTATCTCGCTGCACTCGACTCCAGGTAACCCCGTCGTCAGACTCCTCGAGCTTGCTGACGCCGACATCTGTCGCCGCGCCACCACGGGTAAGGTCAACCCGCAGTTTCAGCGTTGAATACCCATCAGCGAGCATGGGATCCGTTACCGGATTGGTGCTCAAATCCGCGCCAGTGATCCCGGTGGCAACCAATGCCCCGGCTGTTTTTGGTGAAACACTCATTTAGATCTCTCCAATCGTTCACAAACAGAAAAGCCGCTAGCCTGGCCAGCGTCGTATCCGTGACGCCAGATTGCGAGGGCTACCATTAAGCCAAGCCCAGAAAGCACCAATGCCAACAAGCAAGCCTTGACGATCTGACAGATGTCATCGGCGATCCATTTTGCTTTCGGGTTCATCGCCATTATGTGATCGACCCAGGCCCGACATAGCCACCGTCTTGCAGCAGCGTCCACAACGCGATCTTATCTTCTGTGTACCGCGTATTGCCTGGCGTCACTTCGGCCATAACTGCATCGATGGCAGTCTGCCCGGTGAAGTCATTGGTATACTGAAAGCATGGGTAATAGGTGTCATTCTCGATAAAGCCCTTGCTCCAGGCGATATGGATCGAGGTGGCTTGCGGATCGTTTGGGTCGATCGACACCATGAAACTGTGAATATGGTACACGTCGAGTGAGTGATCCTCGGGCACCATAACCTGTTCTGTGGTCGGGTTGGTTGGTGAGTATGGCATTTTTTCCTCTAAGTGGTCGAGTCGGTGATTAGCCCGAGCTGCGCAAGGGCCGAAATCAGGGATGCCAGGGCAGCGTTGCCGCCCTTGCTCCCGGTTACAGTCGGCTTTGTTGTCGGCGTGGCATTGTAGAATCCTGCCTTATCACCCTTGTGATGCAGCTCCTTCTCTGCAACCAATGCCTCGGCGCCGGTCGTGCTATCGATCCTGGCCACGACAACGCCGCCGGTGTAGGTTTCAAACTCAACCGCGTCACTGTCGTTCGGGTTTATGACAATTTTCTGTGACTGCCAAAACCGGACATCCCCAAGTAAGATCTCTAGCGCATGATTGCTTGAACTAGATCCAAATGCACCCAGGAGCAAGCCGGTGTTTGGGCCAACGTGTGACGCCTGCACCAGTATGTAACCACCGTATGCCGATCCAGCATCGCTAGGACTTTTCGCCCGCACACGGGAGTTAAATCCAAAAGCCGACCTACCGCCCTCGGTGTAGGCAATCGCCGTTATCGCCTCGCAGTCACGGCTATCAGCCGCACTGGCTTCCGCCTCGGCAACCAATGCGCCGTTTCTTGATTGCGAGGCGTTGTGATAGTTGGACTGCGAAACGACTGTTTTGGTGTACGGCGCGAAAACGGATCCTGCGCTTGGCCCGATCAACGTGCGCCCGGTGGCTTTTTCATAGCGCCACTCTGGAGCACCGGCAAACGAGCCCGAGTCATTGTACTGTCCCTGTGTGTCTGCCCCTGCCGGCGCGGGATCATCGGAGGCAATTTCGACCGTATCGGCATTGTTCGTAATGGCGACATTTGCTCCAGCCTCGAGCGTCTTTAGATTGAGCGCCGCCCCGGTCTTATTGCGGTAGATCTCCCCTGCGCCGCCGCCAACATTGGCGCCAGTGTTTGACTCGCCACTAATGGCAACGTCGAGCGTTAGCGAGTTTCCATCGGCCGACAGGGCCACCGGGCTATCCGTCGTCGTGAGGATTAGGCTGGCCATTACGCTAGACGCCTCTCTACATCAATCAAAAACCTGGGTAGCGTCTGGATGTTGCCTCCAGCGTCCTCGACTTCGATCGATGCAACTTGAGCAAAGCCGGGGATAAAGTCGGTGGCGAGCCACGGATCGCCAAACACAAAGCGCCCGTTAGCCGCGTCCGTGATGGCGCCGGCTTTGATCAGCACGTCACCAGACGCACGCTCAAGCCTCAATGTGAATTGGTAGCCGGCTATGTTGATCGGGTTGCCGCCGTCGTCTCTAAGCTGGCCAGCGATAGCCGGGGCTGTATCGCCCTCCGTGTAGCGATGAGGCAACCGATCATAGGTGCTGTCTTGGCTCATTGTTCGTCACCTGTATCCAGATCCCGCACTCTGAGTTTCTCGCCGATGCGTATGATATTGTCGCTTATGCGGCGCTGCTCTGTTCGGATCTCGCTCACCGATTGGTTAACGCTTGCGTTTACCCTCGACTGTTCTCGCCAGCGGTACGTTGAGTCCGTCTCGTGCGCCGCTTGCCTTTCCTCGAGCCCCTTGCCTTCCGCTCGCGAAAAAAACATATTCGGAACCATATAGCCAACCAACCCAAGGATCCCCGCCAACAAAACGCCCGCTACCCATTTCCAGGTCGGTCCACCGTTTGCGCTTGCTACCGCCATCGGTCAACCCCTAGTTACGGTAAACAGAGACGTGACAGCCACAGTCAACAGCTTACCAGTTTGATTATTTATCCGTGTTTCGATTGTCTGGCCGGCTTGCAATGCAAGCGGAAACGTGCCGCTAACAACCCACGTATCAAGTCCAGCAATGGAGACGGATGTCCCCTTTGTGCTAGACGAAAAAGTGTAATTTGCAGCCGGCAGCCCACCTCCAGACACGTAGAATTCAGCAAGCCAATAGCCGTTCGCCGGCATTGGGTTAACCGATGCACTAATCAGGGATGCCGGTGAATAGACGCCAAGACTAGGCACGGTAAATTTGTAGGTGCCAGTATTGTAATTTCCGCCAAAGTCGTAATTTTCCAAATCGAAATGAATCGTGTAGATCCCGGCGCCGATAACGTGCGTTGTCGATAGCGTGGCCGATGATTTAATGCGCCCGTTGTCCATAACGAGCGTATCGAGATACGCGGTAAATGCGTTGTTGGCTTTGAAGAATAGTGGGCGTGCATAGCGCGCACTGGCCGGCGCGTCAAACTCGCCCTCCAGGTTGTGCCATGCCCCGGTGCTGGGTAGCGGCGCGTTCCACGCATACGACACCGAGATCAGGGCCTGGCTCGCATTGTACCAGCCGACCGCAACGGCAACATAATTGCCGGCCGCAATGCTGTCGGCTTGGACTACGGCAGACACAACGTATGGATCCCCGGTCTCTACAGGAATATAATTGCGATATAGCAGCCCCGGATCGTCGGGCGGCGTGGTCGGGAAGAACTCGATCACCGCGTCGCCCGATTTGCTGGTCAGAACCGTGTTGATATCTAGATCAACGCCCCAGACAACACCATTGCCGCCAACGATCCAGGAGTCTGGGACAAACGAGGTGCCCATTAGCCCCGGCTCCGTTGGCTAAAGTTGAAGTTTTGGTTGAGGGCGGCGCGTCCGGTTTCGTTTTGCTGGATCCCGGTAGCTGCGGAATCATCCGAAAGCCGCGTGCCGCTCAAGCTGCCCGACGTTCGCAGGTCCTCGATATGGACGATCGACGTTGCATCAGTTACGACTTTCGCAATCGGGGCCTCGGTCAACTGCGTTACCGGCGGCGCGGCTCCGAGTGTCTTGGATTTGATGTTGACCGCTCCGGCGCGGGTGTCGACATACACGTAATTGTCTTTGCTGGCGAGGACGGGAATCCCGGTGTAGCCGTTCAACAGCTCGATCGCGCCCCTGCCATCCGATGCCGTTCCTGGCGTGACATCGATCGTCAAACCGCCTGAGTCCGTCACGGAGTAATCCGAGCTCCGAGTATTCAACGCCGCCGATTGGTCTAGCACGTATGGCGTAAACGTCGCTCCGTTGGCCTGACCGAATCCCTCTTTTGCCGATCGCGTTCCGTTGTCAAATGTCCCGACCCCGACCGTTGGCGTATTCGCGCCTATGCTGGCCAGCGTCCACTTGATGCGCGGCGGATCGGCATACACGTCGGGTTCCTTGTCGATCACTTCCCATTTAAATGAGGAGTCTAGACCATCGAGATTGTACCCAACAAACTGCGGCCAGGTCAGGGTGATTACATCCCCGACTTGAATCGCATATTCGGAGAATGAGGTTTCGAGCTCGACTCGATAGAAGCCGTCAGCGAACCGCTCGAGGATCTTAACACCAAGGTCATATAGGATCGTGATATCCCAGATCGCCGAGTAGTCACGATCCCAGACTTGGGGCGTAGCCAGAAATCCGCGCGTCAAACTGGCAAACGTTGCGTTAGTCGGCTGCCTGTCCGGGTTGAACGATTGAGCTCCGCCACCGCTAGGCAAGTCCTCAACCGATAGGTGTGAGAAGTCAGGGCCAAAGTTGATCTGTTCACACTTGACCGTCTCTTGGCCCTTGAGGCTGCGGCGATCGAAATCCCGGAGTTGTAAATAGGCGGGTCGGGTCGGGCCAACTTGCGCCCATGCCGGCTGCGGGCCGGCGTTCCATTGGTTGAAGCCGGTGAAGTGGTGCAGGATCCCGCCCTCGGCCTCTATGGTCGTATCTGCGATCTGGATCAGGCCGTCAGCGTCGCCGATGAAATGACACCAGCCGTTGACCCATTTGGTTGAATACTCCCAGGTAGCCACGCGCCCGGTGGTGCCGGGATAGGCGTAGTTCGATTGGCTCGCAGTGTCGGACAGAAACAACGTGTTAACCGTCTTTAGATCGAAGTCGAGCCAGAATGATAGCTGCACTTGATTGATCAGGTTGTCTAGTGGGTCCTCTGTTTGTTGGAAGGTATCCGCCAGGATTTGATCGCTTCCCCAATGAGCCACTGGCGACGCCGCCGGATCGTAGAGAACGAAACGTAACTTGCCATCCTCACGCACCACCAACTGACCAAACAGCAACTGCCCAAGCTCCGAAATGATATCGAACGCCGGCACCGGGATCGCGATTGCGCCGCTGTTTGGCTCGTTCAAGTTGGCATTCTTGGACACCACATAGTGACTAATGGTGGCATACTCTGGCTGCGACGGGTCCAGGCTGGTTGCATCGTAGAGGGATGCAGCAACGTCGGATTCGACTAGCGCCGCTTCGATGTGTTCCAGTGGGTGCTTGTTCCAGACGGTGTGGGTGATGGTCGTGTTTTTGAGGATAGCAAACACATCCATCACGGCAATCTGGATCGTCTCGCCGCTCGGATCTGGCTGTAGCTCCTCGATTGAGCCCGAAAAGTATTCGACGAAATCAGCAAGACTCAGCTCGGCCGTGCCCAGCTTGACCGAAATCCGCTTGCCGCGTAACCGATTGGCTACGATGATCGGGCGAAGGTAGGCGTCCTCGAACGTAACCACGCATTCTGAAACGTCCCGAATGCGCGTTAGCGGGTCGAGCTCTGAGCCGATTGATGAGACTGATACAACACCCTCGGGCACGGCATACAGATCCGAGTCTGGATCCATGCTCCCGCTAACGGCAGTCCATTGCGTTACCCCGTTGTCTATCTCGACCCAGAACCTAGGGCGAACGTCAGCACGCTCGAAAGCCGCTACAAAGTTGGTCGGGAGAGTGAGCATTGCTCATTCCCTCTCCAGATAGAAGCGCTCCGGTCCTTGCTCGTCTGCGATGATGTCGAATGTGCGTTCAACGAAATCCTGGCAAGGGTAGACCAGATCCGGGATCTCTAGTTGCATGAAATGCCAACCACCGCCAGACACGCCGCCTGGGTCACTAAACGGATTCTCTGCCCATGCGAAAGGCGAACGGCCGAAGCGTTGCCCCGTGCGGTACCATGCCGGCACGTCTGATAGATAGGGCTCCTCGCTCGGATTGATTGCCGCCGAAAGCCGCCGCCTGCCATCGTTGTAGGTGTACCGATGGCGAACGCCGGCAGCGGTCACCGTATCGCTATGCTCGCCGGTCAGTGTGTTGTCATCGTATGGCGTGCGTGGTTTGTGTTTGAGTTGTCGGCGCCGGCCCAGAACCACCTCGCCGATCTCGGGCTGGTTTGTGCCGAGATTGGCTCTGAACCGCAGCCGCGCATATTGCACGTTGCTGTAACGGTTGGCGTCGGTCCCGGCAGCCGCTGCGTGTCTCGGAACGGCTTGCGTGATCCTCACCGCCTGCGATGTCGAGACGCCGATCGGGATCGTAATCAGATTGACGGTAAACGCGCCATCATCTGCGATCTGGAGGTCCCACGAGTCAAACACCGATCGCATGGTCTCGCTGCCGCCAATGAGGCCGATCCAATCAAACTCGACGCCGGTGCCGAAGTCGAAAACCAGATACCAATCAACCTGCGCCGTGTCGGGCCGAGTGTAGAGGTGTGCGAATCCGTCGATTGACCGAGATGCCGGATAGCCCGAATCGCTCGAGTCACCGCCGCCAACCGTGCCCGCCGTATTCCAGCCGACAAAGGCGGGCGTTGTCGGGATTGCCTGTGCGATCAACTGCGGCTTGTCCGCGTCACGCAGCGCGATCTCTGTTGCGCTGATTTCGGCGAATGAATAAGCCACGGCTATCGACTCCCGCTAAATGGTTGGCGTGCCCGGTTGCGTACCAGCTCCCGCTCGACCTGGCGGAATGCCCGCTTGCGTTGGGTCATATCGGACGGGACAACGCTGTTGAACTGGACGTTGATTGCCGGGGCACCGAAACCGCCTGCCCCGGCCATGGCCATCTGCGGCACCGTGCCGCCCTGAGCCATTCCCAAAATCGGCGCAGAAGACGAATCGACTCCGCCAGCGCCCGGCCCAACGAGGGACTTTACAAACCGCTTCAGGTCTCGGTTTTCACGCACGGTCAATATGCGCTCTCCAGGCATGGCATTCACCAGGACGCTATCCTTGCCCGGAATGCCGCCAACCACTTCGCCACCATCAGCCGCGGTCGGGATGCTACCGATCAATGCCTTGACCAGACCAAACACGGTTGCCGCAGCAGCTGCACCAACCGCGATACCAATGAACGGCAGGAAAGCGTGCGCCGCCAACTGGGCCGCAGCCGCTTGGACAGCAAACGCCAAGACCGCTTGCTCTACGACCATCACGATATTCTGGAGCATGGCAACGCCGATTTCGGCCAGCGCCTGCTCTAGCTTTTTCTGGCCGAGAAGGACAGCGGCAATCATTTGACCGAGGGCGTTCCCGGCTTCGGCGAACGCTCCGACCCATTCCGAGGCGACGGTTACCGCTTGCTTATGCAGCGAATCCTCTAGCTCCTGCACGCTTTTGTTGAACTCTTTTTGCGTTATTTCGTTGTTGGCCAGCTTATCCCCGAGCTTTTCGGCTTCAATCCCGGCTTCTCTTTGGGCGTTTGCAAAGCCACGAACAGCATCGACGAGACGCAGACCGGAGACTTCCGCGGCTGCTAGATTCAGATTTCGGATCGATTCGGTTGCTTTGTCTGCTCCGTCTCCGATCGCTCCCATCCCCTCGAACAGCTTGGCCCCGCTCTCACCCGCGAAGTCCCATCCCTCGCCGAGCTCACGGGTGGATTTGGCTGCCCGGTTGGCGGCCGGCGTATATTCATCGTCCAGCGTCTCAGCGGTTCGCAGCACGCTGTTTTTGAAGTTGCCGATATCCCGTGCCGCTTCCTCTGCTGCGAGCTTGACCTCGACCATGCCGTCGGCGCCCTTGACGATATCGTCTGCAAGCGCATCAGCAGCAGCCATAGCCTGCTCTGCAATGCCGCCCAGACCATCAGAGATCGGGTTGGTGTCAATCGCTCCGAGAGTCTTGAGCGCCTCAAGCACTTGATCCAGCGGGAGCAAAAGGAATTCCACCGACTTGACGATCCCGGCAAACGCGATCGACAACGCAACGCCAAGCCCCTTTCCGGCAAGCACCACACCCTGGAAAGCGTTAACAACGAAAGCGCCGATTTTAACGATCTTACCCATGGCGTCTAGGACCTGGACCAGCCCACGGCTAACGAGGTCAGACGCGCCCTGTTGATTCTTCTTTAGTTGCTCGGACTGCACCCCGAGAAACTTATTTAGCTGGATAATGGCAGCTCGCACGGTTTTGTTTGCCGTGATCACGCCGCCGATCTGTTCACGCAAATCGCCCCAAGTGTTTCCGAGCTGTGCTATGGCCCCTGCGAAAGTCCTGGCCTGCGCTTGGGCCGCGCCGCCGAATTGTCTATTGACCATCTCTAGCACGGCGGCAAATTTTTCTGTCTTCGGCAACGATTTGTCTACCGCCAACCCGTAGCGCGATAGTGCATCCGTATTGCCTTGGGATGCCTTCGCAACCAACTGCATGGCCGACCGCAAATCGATCTTGAGACCGGCCGACAACTGCACGGCTGCCTCTGTCGTTTTCTCAATGTCCTCTTGCGCAACCCCCATACGCAAGCCAAGCGTAGCAACCGATAGGATTACTTCATCCCCGAAAACCGTTATTGCCTGCAATCCGCTGGCAAATTCTCTCAATCGCTGAGATGCACCCTCGACATCCGTGGCGCCGACTTGCGCCAGTGTTGCCCCTAGTTCAACGATCGCCTGCTCTTGCACTTGTGCCAGCCGGATCGACTCGCGGAAGAATGACACGAGACCCCGGGCAGCCATGAAAGCAACGAAGCCGGCCACGAGACCCTTGAGGCTAGTTAGGGCAGACCCGATGCCCTTGAACATACCAGCGACTTTGCCGCCGACCTTGCGGATCGCCATCAACGCTTTGTTGCTGCGCTTGCCGAAAACCTCCACGGCCTTGCCAGCAGCCTTGCTCGCTTTGGCGGTATCCTGGTAGGCGTCAACAGCATCAGAGCTGTCGGCGGTGATTCTAAATCCTACCTCTCGGGTTGCGTCTGCCATCGGCCTCGGCTTTCTTCCTTGCTTTCTCTAGGTCGGCTTGCTGCTTTTCGTGTCGCTTCCTCAGCACCTCGGCTTTCGTGTCTTCACACAGACTCAGAGCCTCATAGACAGTATGCGGCTCCTCGCCGATATTCGCGCTCCCGCCAGGTAACAGCTCGAACCGTTCCCAGTCCTGCCACCATTGCAGCGCGGTCGAAACGTCTGGCTGTTTGACGATTGACCATGGGCATCGTCTCAGCCCGGGAGCGAATCCCCAAGCAACGCTTGAGTTGCTTTCTCGGTCGCAGTTTCGGAGCCAGCGAAGGGTTTTTCTGCCGGGTTGGCCGGCTTGCTTGCGACTCTCCCGCTTGCATTCTCGGCAGTCCCAGGCGAGGGCGGGATCGTCCGAGAGGAAGAATCGGACTGCCGTTGCAAGTTTTTTCTCAGGCCAGCAGACAGGTGCGAGGCGTCGATAATCGCCGCAAAGATGTCATCAATCAACGATGCCGGCGCGTGCTCGAGCAAGTCTGAGGCGGTCTTTGGTATGACCTCATCGCCAGTCGTGTGATTGACAACGATGCAGTGACGCACGTCCCGCACTCGTTCGGCAATGATCTTTTCTACCATACGTTGCGCGCGGCCTAGAGCTTGCTTACCCTGGAGCTTCGGACCCCAGCGGCGCTGCACTGCCTTGTATTCTGCGGTAGACATCGCTCGGATCTCTACCGACATCGGGGTTTCTTCTAGGCGGTTGTCCCCCACATCGGGGATGTATTCCGCCCAGTCATCAAAGCGATCAACGATCAATGGCATTGGTTGGAGCCTTTCTGTATGCCTGACGTTTTACGCGAATACCAAAGATAGCTCATCATCGCCACTCGAACCGAGGGCGGTGAACGGGAGAGAAATCACAGCCTCATCGGCCTCTGGAACCTCAAGGGCCGCAAAGTCATATTCGGCATAGGGCACGTTGACGGTTACGGTTGTCCCGGCGCCCGTGCCCATGGTGACAACGATCGGGTGCGTTCCGAAAAGCTTGCGCTGTCCCAGTTTGAGAATTTGATCCTTGCGCGCCCTCATGCTGACGTTGCCAGTCACTGTGCGCCGCTGCACGATGGCGTCAGTCGGATACTGCTCAAAAGCCTCATCATCGGTCGGCTTGAATTGGTTGTTGAGCGTCACATCAAAAGCGGTGATCGGGAGCACGGTCCCGTCGATCGAAATGCTGCCGATTACTCCATTCACCGGATTGCCGGCCGTGGTCTCTGCCGGCACGAAGCCGCGCACCGGATCGGCGTTAACGGATGTCGGGGCAGCGTCTAGCGTCAGGGTATCGCCGGAAACGGCAGTTACCAAAAACCCGGTTCCACCGTTGTCGTCGCTCCCGGCTTGAATTAGCGAGCCAACCTCAAAGTTGGCACCCTCGCCAGCGGTCACGGTAATGTCATTGCCGACAGGTGCGCCAACTTGCAGGCTGTTGCCGGTGTGGACGTGACCAAAACCCCAGCCCTCAAAGGTCATCTTGGGCTCATCACCACCCGAGACACTAAGCCCCCAGGTGTCGACAAGGGCGCCATCGATCATCTCTTGGACGATCGGATCGCCGTCGCCGCCATCTGTCGAGGCGTAGATCGAGTGCGTGCGCAATGCGGTGAACGACCCCAGCGTGTATGCGTCGGACGTTCCGGGCGTGTTGGTGTAAGCACCGAAAGCCCCATATAGCAACAGGTGTGCATCTGGCGGCGTTCCGGCAACTCCGCTCGGGAGCACATACATTTCAGCCGACCACGGCGCCGACGCCTTGCCGGTGATGCGTTCGAGCAACGATCTTGTCAGGCGCTTATCGTCGCGAGACTTGCGCTCTTGCTCAACCGCCAGGCTGGCGTTTAGCACCTTGAGCGCATCGGTCGAAACCGGCCTAACCTGGGTGCCGCATACGGTCTCGTATGCAACGTAAAATCTCTGGGTGCGTCCGAGTGCGTGGGGGTTTCCGCAAGCCATGATCAATCATCCTCCGAATCAGGCTCGAGCTCAGCCGGCTCGGGCGCGTCTTCTTTTTTTTCCTCTGCCGATTCGAACCAAACCAATTCGACAAGGCTGGCGTCTGCGTCGATGATGTCGCCCTCGGCGAGCAACCGATCATTGTACCGCACCGCAGCCCCGCCATTAAATCTGAGTTTCATTGTGGCCCCGTGTCTCTCTGCGTGACTATCTCAAGCGTGATTACTGCCGAGATGATCCCGCCGTGGGAATCCATCCGGTTAGGGTCGCCCTCATCGGTAACAACCCGCTGCACTTTACACGATACCGCGCAACCGCCCAAGTTCATATCCGAATCAATAGCCGCAATGATATCATCGATTAAATCGTCCATACGTTGCCAAGCAACCTCATCGCTAGCCGTCGCCTTGAGATGGCAGCCAAGCGAAACGATCTGCACATTGCGCAAGTGCTGGCCTGGCAAGTATTGCGGTGTGAGTGCCTCGGGCTTGATTCCGATGTATGGTAACGGCCCGTCCAGCGGCGCCCCTTGCCAGTCGAGCACCTTGCGCGCGACACAACGGACGTGAGTTTTGTATGCCGGCGGCTGGATTGATTGCAGCAACGCGATCAGGTTGTCTAGGCTTTTGCCTCGTGGGGTCTTGGCCATTATTTGACCCCTTCAATCAACGCGCGGCCGATGATCTGATCAAGCGCGTCCCTGGCCTTTAGCAATGCCCTGGCCAGATACTCTTTGCCCTCGATATAGACCTGATGTTTGAGCACGTATTGAGGATCGATTCTAGCCCGCTTGCCTCGGCCGGATCGCGTAACCAAAAGCTTGTTGCCTCGCTTGCTCTTGACAAAAAACAACTCCCGGCCCCAGTCGCGTGGCCAACGCTTGGCGGCGCTAGAGTTGAGCGGCACGGACAGATTTTGCCGCGTCTTTGGGGTGATGATACCGCCGAGATCCTGAATTCGCGCATAAGGCAAACGGCTCGACGTTTTGGCAGCGACTTTGCCGCGACTCATGCCGAGAAACTTAACCCCCTCGAGGAATGACCGAGACAACGCGCCCGTGCGAATGTTTGCCGGGTGCGGTGCTTTCTGTTCCGTGATGATTGTTTCTGCGATATGGCCAGCCAGCACTTGCGCGCTATTCAAAACGCCAGCCGCTAGTTGCTTCTCGGTTTCCTTGGCCACATCTTCGATAAACGCCGGAAACTCTGCCAGTGGGATCTGCCTTGCCATTGGACATCATCGGTAATCAAAGATACCGCGACGGATCGCCGGCTGCGGCAAATTCACGTTTTCCCGATCGCTTTCTTTTTCGTCTACCGACTGAGCTCCAACGTAGTTCTCCGCATTGGTGTCGGCACGACGCCGCAGGCTGTCTCTTAGGTCTGTGTAGTGTTGGATTTGCTGAGACCTCGTGGCCGACATTCCAATATCATTGCGATCGACATCCCTGGCCAGCTTGCCAATGATTACATCGCAAGCATCAGCAGCCGCCAGAAAGATGTCCGCAGTGAGACCGAAAATAAATTCAATCTCGGGATCAGTGAGTAACTGATCCTGGCTATTCGTGTCCCCGATCAACAGGCGAACCTGTTTTATGTCGGTGTCGGGGTTGCCCGAATAGCTCCAGGTCATTACTCACCATCCGGCTTTTTCTTGCGCGGCCTGCCCCGCTTGCGCTTCGTTGGCGCGGGTGGATCGGTCGGGGTTGGCTCATCTGCCATCGGCTTAGGAGTAACCGGATCGTCCACTTTCTCGATCGCGCCGATCTTCAAGAGGGATGCCGGCTTTGGAAACTCCGAATCAGGGTAGACCTCGCCCACCTCTCGGAAGTTTCCCCATGACCGGCGCACCCTCTTTTTGAGCTTGTAAGGCATCAGCTCACAACGGTACTAAAGAAATAGCCGAGATCACGCGCAACGAGGTGGTGATCATAGGCCGCTTCGCATTCGACAACGTTGGAATTGTCGCGCTCTGGCAGATCGTAGTTGCGGATCCGCATACCGGAGTTATTGATCCCGAATCCGGTCCATACGAACGAATACCACGCGCTCGGGGTGTTGATACTCGCGGTGTCTGGCTTGTACGCCAGCAAAGCATTCTTGCCGAGAATGTGCGAGGTGGCCTCGGTGGCGCCCTCAACCGCCGTGTTGCGCACGGCTTCGGCAACAACAACCTTTTCAAGCCCGAAAATGGACGCTAGCAGATCTGCCGAAACGATCCCCTTCTGCGTATACTTGATGCGCTCGAGGAAATCGGGGTGGTCTGCGATTGCGTCCATTACCTCCGGCCCCATGACCAGAACGTTTGGCGCATAGCCCGTGCCGGATGCCATGGCGCGAACGCCGGCCCGGATGTCCTCGATCGGGGTCGAAGTAGAGTTGTCCCAAAGCACGGCCGGGGTGATGTCCGTTGCCCACTTGCCGGGAGTGAACAACTCCGTAGCCCAGTCCGCATCAATGCGGGTCAGCACGTCATTGGTGCAATTCTTGGTTGCGGTCTCGCGCAGATTCAACGCGGCATCGGCGTTCGCCTGGCGTTGCTGGTCCAACAGCTCGCGGACCTTCCACACATCGCAAAAGAAAGTATCCTGGCTGAGACCCTCACCACGGATCGGGGCCATGCCGCCCGGACCAACTTTCTTGGCCTCGGATCGCAGGATGTCCTCTCGGCTCCAGACGTGAAACTTGTTGCTCTGAAAGTCGCTCGACACGTTTGAGAACGCATTGCAAATGAACTTGTTTTGCTCTTGTGCCCAGTTGATCGAGATGTTTGACAGCGCCTCGTCAACGTGCATATCGCGAGCGGTAGGCTTAGGCATTGGTCTTATCCTTTCCTGTCACTGGTTAAGCAGCAATGCCGCCGTGAGTCTGGGTCATTTCCACAACCTCGTCTAGTGCGGTTGCGGCCTGATTCGAGATGCCGATCACCTCATCGCCCGTCGTCGCCAGAACGGCTTTTCCGTTGGCATCCGAGGCCAGCTTGACGCCGGCCGAGAATGCGGCGCCGGCAACAACGCGGGTCACATCGCCATCTCTGGAAACGGTAGCCACGAGACCAGCCGCGTTGGGGTTGTTCTGCAACACACCAATGCAAAGCTCGCCCGCGCCGGCTGTGTCAACGGTATCCGCCGCAGACAGCTTGACCAGGCAGAATTGCTTTGCAGAGAGATCGCCGGCCGCCTGGTAGGTCAGATAGCCGAGGGTGTTTTCGCTAGCCATTGTTACGCCTCCTCAGCCTTGGCGGCTGCATAAAGATCGGGGTGAGCCTTCACTACTTTGGTGTAGCAGTGCTCATAGGACTTATCTGGGGTTTCATCGTGCAGGGTCTTGGCGAGCTTGCGCAGTTTATCGAGTGCGCCAGACGCCTCACCGGAGCCGCCGATCTCGACGAAAAGATCGCCCTTTTCGATCGTTCGGCTGCAAGCGGTCAAAGTCGTTTTGAGCTTGCCGAAAGTCTCTTCCGGCAACGCTTCACTGCAAGCCTTGAGCACGGCCCCCAGGTCCTCCGGTGCCATGCCTGGAACGTGCGCCATATCCTCGCTGGCAGTCTTGACGAACGAAGCCAGCTTTTGCTCGCCCTCGAGCTTGGCGATCTTCGCGTTGGCGTCGTCGAGCTGCTTCCGCATCTCAACCGCCCGCTTGTCTACCTTCTCTTTTTCGTCCTCGCCTTCCATCTTCTCTTCTTCATCGGCCGGCGGCATCGGGGGCTTTTCCTCTTCATCCTCCTGCTTTTCCTCCGGCTCGGGCGCGGCGGGCTCGTCTTGCTTTGCCGCTGCGAGGGCTTCGATCATCACGTTGCGATCTTCCTCGTCCATACGGGCTAGGATCGCTTCGACCTTGCTTGCATCGATCGGCATGGTATCGCCTTTCCAGAAAACGATTTCGGGCCTATGGCTGTCATCGCCAGACGCGCCCTTGTCAACAAAGCTGATTTCCTCGATCACTAGCGGCTTGAGCTTGGCTGGCATCAGAGAGCCTCCCGGTTGCCTGACCCACCAATCGAGAGCTCTGGCAACGATCCCGCCTTTACCGCTTCCCATGTTTCGCTATCGTTAACGCGGATTTTGACAATAGCGCCCTCCCGCCCTTTGCCAAAGCCAAGGGCTTCCCGTTCCGCGCTGCTAAGGGTGATCGCTTGCACGATATCAGCCTTGGGGCCACCGTTGTGCATAACCTTACCGCGATTCAAGCCGCCATCAGCGAACGAACGGATAAAGGCTTGCTCCAGGTCCTCGATCGAAATCACGTCACCTTGCGCGTCAACGATTGGCGTGCCGTCGTCTTTTGTGACAACGCTAGCCCACGCGGTAACGATCCGCTTTTCGTCTTGCTTGGCGATTACCTCGAACGACAGCCGCTTGCCAACGCTCGGAACCGGGAAGCACTTGGACAAGTCGATCTTGAGGCCGCCGCGCTGAATCTCGCCACGCTCGAGCGTTGCGCAAAACGCCTCTTTGTCTTCGACGCCTGGCCAATCGCGGGCCATACACGCATCAAAGCTCATGGGTCCAAGAACGGGCATAAGTGTTTTTCGCCCGATTAGTGTACGGATGTCAATTACTTATTGTGCCGTAGACACTAACGCAACTAGAACAAGTCGCGTTGACCCTTGCGCGCGTAATCAATCCGCTCGAGCGCGCGTGCCTCGGCTTCCTCTCGGGTAACGCCGGCAGAGTATTGCATGATAGCCGCTCTTTCCTCAAAGGCGTCGCGCTCGTCCTCGCTGAGATCGTCAACGGAAAGAGGCGGCATATCATGCACTGCGGTTGGCATTGCGCGATCAGCTAAACGTCACAGAATCGATCGACCGGCAATCGAGCACCGATCCGCCGAAAGTGACAGCGCAGCCAAGGAAGATATCGAAGCCCGTGGCGCCCGTGAGCGTACACTCAAAAGCGCCCGTGGCGTCGGTCTTGACCTTGATTGTGGATGTCCCTTCGTTGGCTACGATCGAGCCCTTAGTTGCGGTCGCAAGCTTGCCGATCACAGACGATACGCCAAGATCGGCATCGTCAAAGGCGCCCATCTCCAGCTTGAACTCTCCAGCCTTGGCGGCTCCGGCAAAGTCTGTAATCTGGAAGCCCACGGTTTGCGTCGTAGCGCCGCCCGACACATCGGGAGCATCGATCATCGATACATTCAAAATCTCATCGATCGCGTTCTCGATTGTGACAGCGGTCCCAGTCGGCAAACCACCGTGTAGCTTGAGAGACCTAGCAATAGCACCCATTGGTTACCTCCCTAAGCTACCAGCGTGTAGGCTTTGACCACATCAGCAACAGCCTGGCCATGGATCGAGCTACCTGACGATACCTTGCAGGTAATATCGATCGTGTCCCCGATCGTATAGACCTTGGTTGCCGGGTTGGTGTCGGTGTCAAGGATCACCGCAACCGGAAAAACGCCATCCTCCCAAGCCGGAGCGCCGGCCCCATAATCCACTTCGGCGGTAAACGGATCGGTTCCGATAAACCGCTTGAGCGTTGGATCGCTTGGTGGGGCGGCGTCAGCAAACACGGACGCGATCGAAGTCGCGCCCGCGTTCTCGTATCCGTCATGCCAGATATCTTCTGCCGCATTCACCAGGGGCACGGCAAACCAGACAACAACGCTATCCGCCGCCGCCGTGTTGAGCCCCAATCCGCCGATGCTCAAATTCTCGGCGGCCGGGGTGATCATCTTAAAATCCAGATTGTAAGCTGACCACAACTCAGCCTTGGCCCGCTTGATCGCTTGGACCGCAGCACTCCGGGCGGCGTCAATCGCCTCCCGTGCCTCTGCGGCCTGATCTCCCTGCATCCTGCTAATCTCGCGCAACGAAAGGGACAGGCCGTCAATCTGTCCCTGGATCGTTTGCTCGAGCACGGAATCAGCCCGAGCCGCATTGCTCGTCAGGGCACTAACAAGCTCGCCTAATTCCGCAGTCTGGCGCAATGCTGCCGCAACGCTAGCAGCCGAGGCTGTTTGCCCCTGTTGTAGCGTTGCGATCCTTGCTTTGTTCTCTCCAAACATATCACGCCTCCTTTCTGCCTAGGGGCTATGATTAGTTGGAGCCGATGCCGTTCGCCTGCAACGCAGTAAGCACAGCCTGCAAAGTAGCGTCTACGTCGCCGGCTACCATCGCATAACCATACACGCTGTTGCCGGTATTGTCCGCGATCCCCTCGCTGTCTGGCTCATGCTGGTAGGTCTCGATCGAGGTGCCGCCGCCGACCATGGTATTGTAATCGGCGTCGAGGCCAAAGAACGCCATGATCGGAGAGTCGACCGCCAGCCGGCTAACGTCGCTCGACTCGAATTGATTGAGCGTCGTGCCCCACTGGTAAACCGCCTTGTTTGCGCCGACCAGGAACCCGACTTGGGTATATCCCGAGAAGACGTTGCCGGCCAACGCGCCACGATCGATCCCGTGGTAAATCACAGGGGCCAGCGGGCGAACGGCAGCCGCGCCCTCGAACGAAAACGTATTCTGCCGAGCAGTGATCGGGCCGACCTTGGTGCGCCGAAGTCCCTGAACCTGGAGCCCGAGAAAATCCTTGTTTTTGATGTAAACGTGATTATCCCAGAAATCGACCTTGCCATTGTCGAGCGGCTCGTTAACGGTAGAGAATCCGTTGACCGCTCCGAGACCGGAGCCGGCAGCGATTCCGCGATCATGGTATTCGCTCAGATCTCCCTTATGGAGATATGGCGCATCCATGTAAACCACATTGCCGTGCACCTGCACGATGCCGCGCGCGTCAACAACGTGGATCCCTCGGTGCGCGGGGTGACGGATCGTGTTGTCCTTCACTGTGATCCGAGAAGTTGGCGGGCATACCATGACCTGGATCGCTTTGCTCTGGCAGTTTTCCACGCCAGAGCCGGCGTAGGTCCCGGTATACATATCAATCTCATTGCCCTCGATTAGGACAAGGTTGTGCGGGCCGTCGTTTGCCTTGTAACAGCCAACCTTCACACCCCAGACCTCACCCTCTAGCTGCCCGCTGTTATTCTTCTGCGGCACATTCTTGCCAACGGGATCGGTCATCGTAACCTTGTTGTTGATCACAGTGGCGTTGCGCATCTTGCGCAAGTGAACGGGCATATGCCAGGTGTCGGTAAACCAAACATCCTCGATATAAAAATCCGATTCGGTGCCGAGGTTCTCAACCAAGAATGGTTGTTTACCGCTGTTGATCCGGGTCTTCTCGGCAGAGTCTCCGAGAATGGTGATCGACTTGTTGAGGGCCGGGCCGCCCTGTGCGCCGTTTGCCGAATAGACGATCGGGGCGCTTGGCGTACCGCCGTTGTCGAGCTCGAAATACTCACCGCTCGCACCAGGAATCAGGTTAACCAAGATCGAGATGGAAGTCAGATCCCACACGATCGATCCGTTGTTGCCGTCGTCGCCGGCATAGGCGAGATCGATCTCAACCTCGGTCGCACTGGCAACGGTAAGGATCTCCCAGGTGCCGTTGTAGCCGCCGGTTGCGGCGCCCGTGATATAAAGAGTTTTGCCAGCAAAGCCGGTCATGCCGGTAAGGCCGGTGACTTTGACTTTCGTATTGTCAACGGTCCCCTGCACCATCGACGCAGCGGACCCGTTTTCGCCAGACGTTCGGATCCCGGCGAGGGCCGGTTGATCGGTTCCATAAACACCAGTTGCAGTCAGGTTAACGGTGAAATCATAAGCCATCGATCGGCCCTCCGATTAGGTGGGTAAGAGTGTTTCGGTTTTGTCGCCCATTGCGAGCAACGCTGTCAAGGCAATGTTGCGTTGACGCTAGAACAACTCGCCTTGGCCGCTGTCGTCAACGCCGAAAATCTGCGCCGGCTGAGTCACCGGGCGAGGTGACGAGTGCTCGCGTTGCGGCAGACTGCCTAAGTCGCGCAAATGCTCCTCGAGCTTGTCGTCAACAACCAACGCGCCGGAGCCAGCAAGTGCAGTCACATATTGCGCAAGCTGTTGCAGGTCAGGCGTCTCTATGTCGCCATGAACCAGCATCGGCGCCAACTCTGCCGGCCATCCGTTCAAACTGACTAACTCCGGGATCGCGTGCTCGTTAATCTCCTCGTCTCTCATATCGAGCACGGTTCCGAGACCGATCGCCATCATGTCTGTGTTGTTGCTGGCGAGGGCAAATGAGCCAACCTTATCCTGGCCCAAGAGCAACCATTGCGTCAGCATGGCCATTGCGATCCGGCTGTCGTATCTCTGCACAACCGGATTTGCATCTGCCGGCTTGTCACCGCCGGAGCTCGCCAGGTCAAACTTGTATCCGGTTGGGTTGTTGTCTCTGCCTACTTCGGCCGGAATCACAATCCCATAATTCTCGTCCATCTTGATCCGGCGGATCATGGTCTCATATTGCGATCGGATGGCGCGTTGTGCTGGATCGGCGTTAGGGTGCATCACCTCGGGCGGCAACTGCATTACCGGCATTCCGGCCAGGTTGCGTTCGATGCCGATCGCCTCGAAGATCTGCACGTTCTTTTTGAGGTAATAAGTCGTGTAGATCGGCCGCAAAAGGCTGTAGCCCTCTGGGTTGTTTTTGAACTTGCGCAAGCGGAAGTGGAGCGCCTTGCTACGTGGGATCTCTTTGCTCTCATACTTAGGCGGCGCGGTCTGCACCATGCCAAGCACTTCGCCATGATCGTCTAGGTGCCAACGCTCGAGCGAGTCTTGACCACGCAGTGGCCACTTACGCCAGCCGATCCGACCATCGTTATAGCGCGATCGGAGCTGGGGCACCGGGGAGTCAGGGCCGAGGCGGCGCTTGAATAGCTTTTCATGGTAGCTCCAGCCGAAAGTGAGAGAGGTCAGCATCTCGGTCATAAAGCCGCCAAAGCCGCCCTCGATATCCTCGATTGCCTCGGCGATGAAATCGGCAACCTCTTTTGCTTGCGGGCTATCGTCTGCCGGCTCGACTCGCCAGGGGGTCTGGCGCAAAAGCATTTCGATGATGTAGAGCGTCCCGCCAATGATCGGATCATTGTCGGCCATCTCGCGAAACACTTTGACCGCACGGGTGCCGCGCAGGTCTGGATGCCATTCCTCATCAATCAACCCGCCGAACCGCTTGAGGCCGCTATCTCCGATCTCGGCTAGCAAGTGCTCTTGCTTCTCTTCGTCTTGCTTGACGATCGGCAGGGTGTATGTATCAGCCATGGTCTACGCCTCCGCTGGCGATACTACCGGAACCGTCGTACAACGGCAATTAGCAGTGTGGCGGATCGGTGCGTTAGGGTCGCCTGGATACATTAGCAACGTCCCGTCTGGCGTCTCGAACGGCTCGCCTATCTCTCGCGTCTGTTTCTCCCGACCCATGACATCATGCCCGCGACCGCTGCGCCCGTCGTCGTATGCTATCCATCGGTGCCGGCGTATTCCGGCGAGCCGATAGCCGTTCACGATGCCCGTATTTTGCGCTTGGACCATCTCGGTTCGTGCGATTAGTTGGGCTCGCTCTGGCGAGAAGGCTGACGCCGCGCCATCAACCGTCGAGCCAAACCGTAGCCGATTCATTAGCCGCCTTCCGATCTCGGTTGTCGACGGGCGCACGGCTTCGGTCAACGCCTCGGTCATAATCTGACGGATGGCATTCTGGCTGGCCCGTTGGGTCGCCTCCATGATCTCGACAACCTTGATTTCCTTTTGTTCAAAGAACTCGAGGACAAGTTGATCGGTCAGCGATACCTCGGCGCCAATGGTTGCGGCTCCTGTCTCGGCAGCTTGTTGCAGTTGGCGCAGACCGTAGCGCGCCAGAAGCTCGCGCAACTCCAGGGCTAGACGTTCATAATCAGGCGGCGCGGCTTTGGTGATCGAGTCTAACGAGCCCTCCCGCAACCGGCGCAACGCATCGGCCCTGGCTCTGGCGGCATAGCGTTCCAGCCATTGCTCAAGCGGCTTGCGCATAGCAGCGGCGCGAGTCTCGACCGTTTGGGCTTGTTCGCCGAGGAAGCGTCTAGGGGCGGGCATAGCCCGTTATGGGGTTATGGGGCTGCCGAGGTCAAGGCGAAAGCCTACGGCGATTCTAGCCCAGCGGTGCACGCTTCTCCCTATCACCGTTGACCGTCTTGCGCCTCTGGGACCGGGGGCGAACCGGGTACAAGCTGCAATCTCGGCACGTACAGGCGTCAACCTGCATACGCCACGCGCCAGGCTCGTTCGGGTCATACACGCAGTCTCGGCAGTGTGCATCAACGGCTTTTCTGAGGGACTGTTTAGGCATAGGCGCTAATACCAAACCGTAGACAACCGCACAACTATAGGTGCCCGCGATAGGTCGAACCGTCGCCCATGCCAACTGGGGCGGCGAGGATAGCGCCGAAGTCGAACAACTCAGTAAATGCCCAAACGGCTGCATCCATCCGGTCGGGGCTTTTCTCGGCCCCCGGGACGTAGTTACACATCTCTTCTTCTAGGCCGGCAAATACGCCAACGTGATGGCAACGACCCTGCTCATACAGCGCGCTAATCGGCTCGGCCCTCGGCAGCTTGCCCTTGCTCGCATGCACGCCACGGTAGGCAACGTTTGGATCAACGTGCCGGATCGTGGACTCAACCATATCGCCACCCTGATTTTTCTCGGCAACGATCCGGTCGGCCTTGTGGTCGTGGTACGCAGCAACCGCGCGGCTGGCCCATTGTTCTGGCGTGCCGCGAACCGATCGATCCTCGAGGACGTAACCGTGGCCGTCTTGACCAATCGCGCAGACAACGATCCCGGTGTAATCGCTATCTCCCGTGTTGCTAATCGCTGGGTCGACACCTACGACAATGCGCCGCAGCCCTGGAGCTTGCGCTACTCGGTTGGCGTCAATCAACCCGCGCGTCCACAACGCTCCCGGCATATCGTCAAGCAACTCAGCGTAAAGCTCTTGGCGTCCAAGTGACGTGCCCTCATACCGCGAGACAATGCGCGACAGAAACGACGGTGCCAGGTTGGCTGCGTTGTCGTAAGTGCTGCCTCGTGTGACCACGCAAGTTGAATCCTTGGTGAGCTCCCGCACAACGGCTTTCGGTCTCGGGGTTGTCGTCACAACGCCACGCGGGTCCGCTCCGAGACGCAAGCCAAGCAACAGCATGTCCCAAGCGTCGCGGTATCGAAACGCCGCCAACTCATCGCACCAGAATCCATCATGCTGAGGTCCGCGCAATAGGTTGGGCTCATCGCCAGAGTATGCAGTAGCGATAGCGCCATTAGGCCAGACAACGCGCCGCTTGCTTGGCTCATAGATCGGCGTAAACCACGGGGGGCAGCAAGCCATGATCCCAGACTCGCCCTCGATCATTACGTCCCGCACATCGGCAGCCGTCCTGCCAACAAGAGCGATCCGCTTGCGCCGGCCAGACTCAACCTCATCTCTCACCCACTCGGCACCAATGCGCGTCTTGCCAAAACCCCGGCCCGCCATGACAAGCCACACTTGCCAGTCACCGTCAGGCGGGAGTTGCGACGGTCGCGCCCAGAACTGCCAGGCGAATTTTAGTTGCTGGATTTGCTTGTCTGTAAGCTCGTCAAGAATCTCGAGCCGCTTCGATTCTGGTAGCAAGGCCATCGAGTGTGCTAGCGATATTGCCACGGACTTCATGGATCATCCCCACGCTACCCTTGTGCTCAACTTGCTGGGTCGGTCGACCATAGGCGTATTCCAAAAGCACCTTGCCGGCATACACGCTGTCTTTCGGCTCGCCGCAAGTCACGATCTCAACCAACCGATCAAACACCAGATGCGCGTCGGTCATCTCGATACGACCGCGCACCATATCAGAGACCTTTTGCCTTGCCTCCTGGGTCGCCTTGTTCCACCCGCCCGGGTTGCCCTTGTTGCCGGGGAGAAACTTGCCGGTCCGATCTCGCTTGGACGGCTTGTCATCAACCGGCGGTTTCTTTGGCTCGCCCTTACACGTTCTGGCGTTGTGCCCAAACTCGCCGCACCTACCGCATTTCGGGCTCTTACCCTTGACCATTGCTTCTAACGCTACCGCCCCGGGCGGGAGTTGTCTAGTCTCTCAATCATCTGCGCCGCATACGTCAACTCTCGGAACGCTTGCGCCAACCAGGTTATCTTGCCCCAGACATCTAGCTCTGATGATTTATCCAGGCATAGCCGCGCCTGGTAAATTGCTGCGGCGATCTCCTTCCGCGTTGATTCGGTCACTCCCCACCCTCCCGCTTGCGCTTCAACGCTTCGGCCTCGATCTCGCTAATCTCGATCAACGCCAGCTCAAAAAATAGCTCCGCTTTCAAGTATCGATCCCAAATGTCATCGGGCACGCAGAACGATCTAGCATATCGCGATTCGCCTTCGACGTATCCGCTCCACTGGTCGTGCATGCCATAGACCCTAGCCATTTTCGTCACCCCTTCCCGTCGGCCTAATCTCGACCGTGCAATAAGACTCGTCTCCCGTCTGCCACCACACCTCGGCCGTGACTCTCACAACCTGGCTATCGTTGCGAATGATGCCGGCAGCCTGAAGCGCGTCCAGCGGCGCACCGAGACTGTTGTCTAGGTCGGGCCTACGCTTGCCCTTGTAGAAAAACCAGACCTCGACATCTAGCCAGCCATCGATCGGAAACGTAGCACCCTCGCGCGCGTATCGGTTGCGCTGAGATGCGAGCTCGAACACGGCATCACGCAACCAACGCTCGCAAACATCGCTCTTGATCATCCGTCGCTTGCCGTTCGCTGGATTCGTCACGATGCGCCGGTTGTTTTTCCAGCTTGGCACGCTGCCGTGGATCGTGAATCTCATCTAGCCGACACCTCGAGCCGATCGCTAATCACCCAACCTCTACCACCGCACTTGCGACACCTGACCGAGTTGCGCCGCTCGTCTGGATCGTGGTGCCACCCGTTGTCACAATGCGGGCAGGGCTCGGTTGGTTCGCCTTGCGCTCGCAGGCAACTAGCGCAGCCGCCGCAAAGGCAGCCTGCTAGACGTTGTTGCGGTCTCATTGGTTGGCCTCGCCCTGCTGCCAAGTATCGCTATTTTTGATTCTCGCAATCGCCCGCGCCGCTGCGTGCCGATACCAATGCGGGCCGTTGTTTGTCGAGTTGCCTTGAGCCAGATCACGGCAATCGGCACCGGGCGCGGCGCCGCACTTTGGACAATAGATATCTTTCGCATTCCAACTAGTCATCAGTTGATCTCCCGTCAAAG